TCCATCAGTTAATGATGTTAGATTTGGAGTTACATATTCTAATTTAGGTTCATTAACTGGAGCAGCAAGAATACCAGATCCGAATTCAGTTTTATTTGGAGTTTTGGTTGGACCAACAGCAAGTGGATTAGCAATAAGTTCAAGGGCTCAGTTTATAACAGATATGGGAGCTTTATTAGCAGCATATAACGCATAAAAATAAATGAAATAAGATGCCTATACAAGAATGTCAGTTAAATGGAAAAGATGGTTATAAGTGGGGAAATGAAGGAAAATGCTATATCCATAATAATACACCATCTTCAAAAAAAGAAGCGAAAAGAAAGGCTTTAGAGCAAGGATTAGCAATTGGATTTAAAAATGAAGATAAGTAAGGATTTACAAAAGTTATTAAATGATTTTGGAAGAGATACAGTAGATGATATTGTAAGTGAGATTGTAAGAAAAAACGTAATCAAAACTGGAGCCTTAAAAAACAGCATAGACTATGATATATTTAATGAAGGAGATGATCTTGTTATTAGATTTGAAATGATTGAATATGGAAAGTTTGTTGATGAAGGAACGATTTATATAAAACCAAGAGAGTTTTTTAATAAAGTGATTGAAAGAAATTATATTAGATTAGGTGAGAGTTTAGAAGATGAAATCGCTGAGGAGTTTTATAGAGCCTTAGGAATAAAATAAAGAAAATAAAATGTTTAATACTACAATACTTGGAACACCATCATATTTATCACCGATGAATGTTGAGTTTAATACAACATATACTCTAAATAATTTAGGTTCAACGGCTGATAATTTTAAATATGTTGTTAAACTTTATGAATGGAGTTCGCCATCAGGACCAACACAGAGTTTAGGCAGAGAATTAATAGTTCCAAGACCTATAAATGGACGTGGAAAGTACTCACCATTTAAATCTATATTACCAGAATTAACTTATGATTTACAATTAATAAATGGCACTGGTATATTTGGGGCAATATCTAATAATTCATTATCAAAATACTGGATTGAATATGGATATTCATATGATCCTAATTTAGATATAACACTTGGTAATATACAACAAGTAATTATAGGAAGTTCTTCTTTTTTTGGATTTACATTTTCATCACCACATAATTTAGAAATAGGTGATACAATAAATATATCAACTCAAAATCCATTTTTTGGTGGCACTTCTTCAATAGTTCCAACAGGATTTGGAACATTTAGTTTTGTTACTGATAGTATATTCTCATCAGCATCAAATGTCTCAATCGGAATTATAAATAATGCTGAGAGATTTAATGGAACATCATCAGAGTTCTGGGGATTTAATGGAAGAAGACAATATAGTGAGATAAACTTTCCATATGAAGATAATTATATTATTAATGGAGTAAATACAGGAAGGAAGTTTTTAACTAAATATGAAAACAATTCGATTGATTCATCAAAGAAAGTTAAATCAGGTCAGTGGGAAACAATTTCACTTATTGTTGATGGAAATACTTGGACTGGTAATACAACAAGTAATGTTTATAATTTTTATAATAATAGTAAAGCAATTATAGGTAGTTTTTCATCATCACAATCAATAAGTGGTGATTTGTTAAGACGTATATCTTATATTGGACCACAGAATTTAATTAACGCGACAATAACTATACCAACAGGAACAAGATTTTATTCTTTTCAAATTAAAAATATAATTGGATTAACAAGTTCAGAAGTTAAATTTTATGAAATAGATGATCAATGCTCGGAATATAAAAACGTTAGATTAATGTTTTTAAACTCACTTGGAGGATTTGATTTTTGGAATTTTGAATTGGATGATAAAAAAAGTTATACAGTAACCAGAAATGAATATAAGAAAGAATTAGATTTTGAATATAATATAGGTGATAGAGAAAGGACTATAATGAGTCAGATAGTTAAAGAACAACACGTAATAAATACGAATTGGATTATTGAAGATGATTATAATTTTTTATCAGAAGAGTTAATGATCTCACCAGAAGTTTATGTAATAGATGAGGATAATGGTAATATATTTCCTATAATAATAACAGATAATAATGTAATGTTTAAAAATACTTTTAGAGATAAAATTTTCAATCTGACTCTGACATATGAGACGAGTTATGATATAAGAACACAAAATATGTAATGAGATTTGAAGTAATTGTAAAAATAAATGGTGTAAATCAATACTTGGAGACTTCGGATTATGCTTCATTTCCAATAAACTATAATATAGCAGATATAGAAGATATATCTAAAAAGAATTCTTCATATTCTAAAACCTTATCTTTTCCAGATACAAAAAATAATAGAAAAGTTTTTGAATATATTTATTCGATTCAATCAGATTCGACTTTTGATCCAACTAAAAAATCAAGATGTTGGATTATAAAAGATACTTTAACTCAATTAGAAGGATTCCTTCAATTAACCGATATAGTATATGATAATGAAGGAAATAGATCATCATATAATTGTGTTATTTATGCTGATAATGGTAATCTATTTACAAATATAGGAGAAAAATTATTAACAGATTTAAATTTAAGTCAATTCGACCATAATTGGACTATAAACTCAATCACTCAAAGTTGGACCAGAGATTATACAAATGGTTATTATTATCCATTGATTGATTATGGATTTGGATTAGATACACAAAAGTTAAGTAGTGGTTTATCAGTAAATTATTTTTATCCATCATATTATTTAAAGCCAATAGTAGATCAGATAATACTGGAAGGTGGTTATTCATATACATCAGATTTTTTAAATAGTTTTGATTTTAAAAACATAGTTATTCCTTTTTCTAATAAGAATTTGGTTCCGAGTTTTTCGAATACATTAGTTTTTCAAAATGATGGTTTATTATTTAGTGCGAATCCAACTGGATCAGTGTCGGTAATTTCAAATTCATCACAATTTGGAAGTTCAATAACATCTTTTAATGCTGGAAATGACATTTATGATCCTAATTCTTTTTATAATATAACAGGAAGAGTTTATCAGAATGGTATATCAGATCCAATAGCTCAAAGATTTGGAGTAAAGATTGATATAACTTATATAGATTATAGTGGATCAACAGATGGATGGCCTTTTGACGGAGATATACTAATTTGGATTAAAAGAAGTAGATCACAACAGACAGGAGTAACAGTGTCGAACTGGGTGAATACACCAACTTATAATCAATTTTATTCATATCCAAGTATTCCATTTTTAAGCACTTCGTTTTATTCAATGAGATATGTTGGAATTCCTCAAAATGAGATAACACATACAAATTTAGGTGGTAATGTTTGGAGATTAGAAGGAACAATATATTCAAAATACTTAACAGGTGAAGATATAGCAAGGACTCCTTTATATTCAGGTGAGGAGGTTAGATTCTTCGCTGAATCAACTAATATATCTGATCCATCAGTAGCTTTTACAATAGCAACTTCATCAGTTGTTTTTAGTGAAGTTGATTCTAATCAAACAACAATTGGATCTCTTATATCTTTTAATAATAATATACCTAAAAACATAAAGCAGAAAGATTTTTTATCTTCTATTATGAAAGCGTTCAATCTTTATGTTGAACCAGATAAAAATAATCTAAACAATTTAATAATTGAACCAAGAGATGATTATTACAGGAAATACCAAGTTATAAAAGATTGGTCAGATAAATTAGATGTTAGTAAAAATATAACTTCTCAAATTTTATCTAATACTCAAAATAGAATAAATTATTTCACATATAAAGAAGATAAAGATTATTATAACTCAGTATATAAAACAAATACTGGACAGATTTTTGGTGAATATAAAAGTGAGACAAATAATGAATTTACAAATGGAGAGAAAAAAGTTGAATTGATATTCTCACCAACTCCTATAAATAAAATTACACAAACAAATGATGTTTATGCTCCAACTATTGTAAATTATAATAATGGTAATTTTACAAAAGTGGATGGTATGAATTTAAGACTTTTATATAAAAATCTTTTAGGCTTAAATGGTGATATATTCAAGGTTAGAAATAGTAATAATAATCAAAGTTTTACTCAAAGTTTTTATCCATATGCTGGACCAATGAATGATCCTTTAAGCCCAACATATTCATTAAACTTTGGTCAAGTAGATATGTTTTATAATGGTTATAATGAAACCATAAATAATTTATTTTTTAATTATTATCAAAATCAAGTTGAAGAATTAAATAATAAAAACGCCAGATTAATTACAGCGTATTTTAAATTAGATCCACAAGATATATCTAATTTTAGATTTAGTGATTTAATCTTCTTTAAATATAAAGGAACAGAAGGTTATTATAGAGTTAATAAAATTGTTGATTATGATCCATCAGTTAATGCAACAACTAAAGTTGAATTAATAACAGCGATTGATTATAAGATAAAAAGAAGCAGAAGATTCTCTAAACCAATAGCTGATTCAGTAAGACCAGGTCCGATTGGAACGATTGGAACGATTGGAATTGGTGTAGGAATAATTGGAGATGGAATCGGAGTGGTTGTTAATGGAGATAATAACTCTTTTGTTGGGCCGAAATCATTATTGATTGGTGATGATAATAGTGTAAGCACGAGAGGATCAGTTGGAGTTTTAGGAGATTTAAATCAAGTTAGTGGTGAGTATATACTGACAACTGGTGTTAGAAATAGATTATTGGGTCAGAATCTTGTTGTTTTTGGAAATGATAATAATTTACAAGGTGTTACAAACTCATATGCAATTGGATCAGGTATAACATTAACTCAATCTAATACGACTATTATTACAAATGATATAATAAGTATATCAGCCTCACAGATTAATATAAATGGGACTATATCAGGCTCGTTCTCTATTCCAACTAATTATATTTCAACAACTATAACGAATTTAAATACAACTTTAATTCCTGGTAATTTATTACAACCTGGAAGTTTATATAGAATTGATACAGAAGAAACGACCTATAAGAATAATGGTATATTCTTAACTGCGATTACAACAAATGAGTTAGATAAGAAAGGAACTATTATATTTTTAGCACCTGGAACATATCAAACAACAACTGATGGTTTTGGTAACGTTTGGTTAGGAATATGGCAACCAACTTTAACACCATCAGTTGGTGATTTAGTAATATGGGCTGGTTTAGTATGGAGTAATGTTAATGGTTTAGTTGGAGCATCAATTGATGAATATACTTTAGATTCTGAATGGAGTCCGATTGGAAGAAATACTTTTTCTAATGGAGAATATATTGAAATGTTTTTAGGTTGTCAATATGATTACACTAATAATTGGATTGAAAAACAATTTGATGGAAATAGTAATATAGTTGGAGTCTCATATATAACAGCAACAACAATTTCTTTAACAATAAATCCAACCAGCGTAACGGATTGGAATGCCAATACACTTTATGCTTTATTTTATGAAAATAATGTTCCTTTTGGAATTTGGAATAATATTACAACACAATTAATTAAAAATAAATGTTCTTCTATTTATAATAATAGAACAAGTGGTTCTATATCTGGTAATACAATTCCATTATCTATATTTGATAATATAGAAGTTGATATAGTTGATAATAATAATGAAGGACAAATATCAAATAATAATCAAATAAATCAAACTTTTTTTGATATACTCAAAAACTCAAATAAAGGTAGTATAATTGGTAATGAGAATACTTTTGGTGGTAGTTTATCTCTTAGACAAAACTATAATAATGGTGATATAAGTAATAATGAACTTAAAGGTAACCTACAATATAATGGAAATAATGGTCAAATAAATAATAATATTGGTTTATTTAGTGGTGATAACGTTGAATTTAATACAAACTCTGGTGGTATTGGTAGTAATCAAGGACCTATAATATATAATTCAAATAATGGTGAAATATCTTCTTCAACAAATATACAATTTAACTCCAATAATGGATATATAACTGCAAATACATCTTCAAGTGTAATATATAATTCAAATTTGGGAAATATAACCAGTAATACGAATGGTGATATATCTAATAATTTTAATGGTGGTAATATTAATAGTAATTCAAATACTGGCGTTATTAGTAATAATTTTAATGGTAGTGATATTTTTAATAATTCAAATACTGGTGATATAACTTTTAATTCTAATTTAGGAGTTATAGTAAATAATATAAATGCTGGAAATATATCTTTAAACTCAAATGATGGTCAAATTGATAGTAACTCTTGTGAAGACATTTTTAATAATTCAAATTCAGGAAATATAAGTAGTAATTCAAATACTGGTGATATAGAATTTAATAATAATAATGGTGATATATCAAATAATTCAAATGGTGGTCCTATTCAAAGTAATTCAAATTTAGGTTCTATTGATAATAATAGTAATACTCAAAAAATTAATCTTAATTCTAATAATGGTTCAATAGGTGGAAATGACAACGAGATAGCAGATATATCTAATAATCAAAATAATGGTGTAATATTAAATAACACAGGATCAGGTGGTCCTTGGAATATACAGAATAACATAAACAATGGTTTTATATCTGGAAACTTTATAGCAGATGTTGATGATACTATTGTTAATAAAACATAATGAATAAAAATATATTTAATAAAAGAATAAAATCATAAAAATGGCAAAAGAATTAGTTTTTGATGTTAAGGTAAATAATTTAGATGATGCTCAAAAAAGTTTTGGACAACTTAAAGAAGATGTTAAGAATTTAAGGAGAGAGTTAGAATCAACTCCAATTGGATCAAAAAGATTTGAAGAATTAACGGCTGAAATCCAGAAGGCTGGATTTCAAATGAGAGAAGTTAAAAAAGATCTTAGAGAAATGTCATCTGGTGCTCAACAATTAGGTGATTTATCAGAAGGAGCATCAGCAATTACAAGAGGATTCGCAATGGCAGCCTCAGCAGCCGCACTTTTTGGAGAAGAAAATGAAAAGGCAGCTCAAGAAGCAATTAAAAACGTAGTAGCTTTAACAAGTTTGGCTGAAGGTTTAGGACAAATACCACAAATGGTTAAAGGACTTGGTAAGGCTTTTGATGTTTTGAAAGCCAATCCTTTTATATTAATAACAGCGGCAGTGATTGGATTACTGGCAGCAACTGGTAATCTTGATGATATAATGCAGATTTTAAGTGATACTTTTAATCAAATAATGGAATCTATTGGACCAGTTATTGATGAATTACTCACACTTTTATCAGATGCAATAGAGCCATTGTTAAAACTCTTAATGCCATTATTGAAATTAGCTCTAATTCCATTACAATTAGCGTTTAAGGCTCTGGCAGTTGTTTTAGAGTTAATAACTCCGACCATAGAAGTTATATCATTGGCAATACAAGAGTTATCAGGATTTTTATTAAATATAGCCGATGCGGTTTTAGGAGCAGTTGATTCATTTTTATCTTTTATTGGAGTTAGTAGTGAGGTTGATAAGGGCGTTAAGAAGACTAAGGTCAATATGGAGGATTTAAAAAAGACTCAAGAAGATTTTAGATCATCTAATGATATTTTAAATAAGTCATATCAAAGACAGATTGATTTAATGAAGGCTCAAGGAAAATCTATTGATGATATAGAGACAAAAGAGTTGAATTTAATAAAGGTTAAGTTAAGTCAAGCAGAAGCCGAGTTCAAGATAGCACAATCAATAAGAACAAGATTAGAATTAGAAGGAAAGGCTTTAACTGGTGATCAGTTAAAGTTATATAATGATGTTGAACAGAATTTCTTGGATTTAAAGAATCAAGTCGCAATAAAAGAAGCTGAGATTGATAAGAGAAGAAAAGAAGAGAGTAAAAAGGATGCTGAAGATAGAAATAAAAACTCTGAAAAATCTTATGATGAATTATTAAAGAAACAACAAGACTTTATAGCAAAAGCAAATAAGGACTTAGATACAGAATATGTTAAAAAGCAGACTCAATTATATTCAGACTTCGGATCTGGTTTAATAAAAACAGAAGAAGAGTTAAATAAAAAACTTGATGATTTGGATAGTCAAAAGTTAATCAGTCAAAAGATTAATTTACAAAAACAAATCGATGAAGTTAATAATAATGAAAAGATTAAAAAAGAAGATAAGATTAAATTAACAACTCAACTTGGTGATCAGATTATTAAGTTAGATAATGATATAGCAAAAAGATTAGTTGAAAATACTAAAAAGAATAATGCCGAGCAAGAAAAGAAAGATAAAGAAAATTTTGATAAGAAGTATGGTCAAGAAAAGTTAGATTTAGTTAAGAAGTATAATGATGGTGAAATTAAGGCAAAAGAAGATTTAGATATAAAACTGGCAGAATTAGATTTAAAAAGATCTAATGAAGAATTACAAAAGTTAGATGTAGGATCAAAAGAATATATTGATAAATTAACTGAAATTACTAATAAGGAGATTGATTTAAAGCAACAGAAGGCAGATAGAGTAGTACAGATACAAGATGATGAAATTGAAAGGATTAAAAAAGCTCAAGATAAAAAGAAGGCAGAAGATGAGAAAGAATTAAAAAAGAAAACCGATTCTATTAAGGCCGTAATTAATTCAGTTAATCTTATATCAAACATTGGTGCTGGATTTGATTCATTATTTTCTAATATAGTGGCTGGATTTGGAAATATATCTGCGGGTGCCGAAAAATTCGCCAATACTTTAGTTACTGCCAAGACAACTGCTGAAAAGGTAGCAGCTGGATTAGAATTGGCAGGCAAGATAGCAGGTGAGATAGGAAATATATTAAGTCAGAACTCGGAAAGAAATCTAATGAAGATTGAAGAAGAGAAAAATGCTGAAATAATGGCTTTAGAAGAACAGAAAAATGCTGGAATAATTTCTGAAGCACAATTTAATGCCGCAAAAGAAAAGATTGATAATGCCGCAAGAAAAAAAGAGTTACAAGAAAAGAGAAAAGCTTTTAATCAAAATAAGGCAATTAAAATTTCAGAAGCAGTTATAGCAACTGCTCAAGCGATTGTGGCAGCTCAAATACTGCCATTTCCTCTTAACACAATACAAACAGTAATAGCAGCAGCGGTTGGAGCAGCTCAAATTGGAATAATAGCCGCTCAAAAATTTCCAGAAGGTGGTGGATCTGGTGGATCTGGTGGATCTGGATCTATATCAACACCATCAATTCCGAATACAGGAGCAGTTGGAGGAGCAACGGAAGTGTCAAACCAGCCTAATCTTGTACAAAGAGGATTAGAGGCTCAAAAAGTTTATATATTAGAGTCAGAAATAACAGATTCTCAAAACAGAGTTGATGTTATAGAAACAAGAGCCAGATTTTAATTCAACGATAAACAAAAAATTATATTTATAAATATGAAGAAATTACCAATATATGAAATAATAATTGATGAAAATGATGACGAAAGTGGAGTTGATTTTATATCTTTAGTTGATGAGCCAGCAATGGAATTGAATTGGTTAAAGTTTAATAAAGAAATTAAATTAGAGTTTAAGGCTGATAAAGAAAAGAAATTATTATATGGCGTTTTTATAGTTCCAGATAAAATGATTTATAGAGATAGTGATAATATGGGTGAGTTTTATACTTTCTTTTCAAAAGATACAATTCAAAAGATTGTTAAAAAGTTTAATAAAAACAATTTTAATAAAAATATAAACTTCCAACACGGAAATAACATTGTTAAAGGATTTGTAGTTGAAAACTTTATAACATCACCAATGATGAAGGCAGATTTTGGATTTGAAGTTCCTGATGGATCCTGGGTTGGTTCAGTACATATTGAAGATACAGAGTTTTGGAATGATTTTATAAAAACTGGAGATCTAAAAGGTTTTTCAGTTGAAATTATATCAAAGTTACAAAAGATAGATTTTATTAAAAATGAGTTTGAATCATATTCAGATTATCCAGAGGCAGCATCAGAAAACGCGAAGGTAGCGCTTAGATGGGCAGAAGAAAATGGATGGGGAGATTGTGGAACACCAGTTGGTAAAGTAAGAGCCAATCAATTAGCAAATAAAGAACCTATATCAAGAGATACAATAGCGAGGATGGCGGCTTTTGAAAGACATAGGCAGAATTCAGATAGACCATTAGGTGAAGGATGTGGTCGGTTGATGTGGTTGGCCTGGGGCGGAGATGAAGGCGTGGCTTGGGCTCAAAGAAAGTTAGAACAGATAGATAGACAAGATTTTAATAAAACTCAAAGAGTTGATGAATTACATAATGAATTAATTAATATATTTAAATCAGAGTATTCTATAAATGAAGTATATGATAGGTTAAAATCTATATTTGAATAATCAACAAAAAATCTATATTTATATTTAAGTATAGAATAAAAAACAAATCAATAAAATGAATAAAGCAGAAATTATAGAGCAAGTTAAAAATCTTCTTTTCGGTAACAAGATGAAATTCGCTGAAACTAAATTAGAAGATGGAACAACCATCTATTGTGATGGTGATAGTTTTGAAGTTGGCTCAGAAGTTTATACATTAGACGAACAAGGAAATAAAGTTCCAGTTTTTGATGCTGAACACAAACTTGAAGATGGTACAATAGTGGCAACAGTAGGTGGTAAAATCACTGAAATTAAGCCAGTTGAAAATCTTAAAAAAGATGAGGAAATGGGTAAGAAGGAAAAAATGGAAGAAGTTGATGTTGAAGACGACATTAATGTTGAAGACGAAGAAATGAAAGAGGAAAAACAAATGGTTAATAAAATGTCAGAAGAAGAACTTATGATGATCATTGGAAAATTAGAGGCAAGAATAGCGGCTTTAGAAGGTAGTAAAGAAGATTATTTGAAAAAAGTTGAAACTAAATTAAGTAAAGTTGAAAGTGCAACTATTTATTTAGCAGAAGAATTTTCTAAAACTCCAGGTGGTGAAAAAATTGATGTTAAACCAACAGGTTATATGGATCAGTTTAAAAAAACTACAAACAGAGAAGATAGATTAAGAGATTTAATGAAAACAATAAATACAAAGGAGAACTAATCCTAAATTAGTAAAAAATAAAAAAGAAAAATTATGGCAGGTGTTATTAACTTAGCAAGTTTGACAAAATATACAGATGAGTTGGCAACCGACTTGATCGCGAAATCGGTTTTAAAAGGTAGAACAATTGATACTGGTATATCTATTCAACCAGACATTAAATACAAGGCATCTTTAAACATCCTTAATTCAACACTTACAGCAATAGCAACCAGTTGTGGTTCTGGAGCGACTGGATCAGTTGTTTTATCTCAAAGAGATATTCAAGTTTGTCCTTTAACAGTGTTTGAAAACGTATGTTTGAATGATTTAGAAGAGTATTGGACTGGAAAACTTATGAGAGCAGGTTCTTATAATGAACAAATTCCTTTCGAACAACTTTATACAGAAGATAAAGTAAGAAAAATTCAAGCTCTTTCAGAAGATCTTTTCTGGAAAGGCTCTAAAAATGGAAACAACGTAACAGGACAAGGTGCTGCTTCAGGTAACTTGGCTTTATGTGATGGTATATTAGATATACTTCAATTCACATCAGCAACTACTTCAGTTGTTACTCCAGGCACAACAGCTTCTTTTACAAAAGCAAATGCGATCGCAATTATTGATTCAATAATCAATGCTTTCAATACTTCTTGTACAGACGCTTTAGGTCAAGAGGATTTGAATATCTATATTTCATATCCTAACTTCACTCTTTTAACTCAAGCTTTAAGAGATGCAAACTATTTCCACTATGATGCGAATCAAGGTGATTTTAGAATTGATGGTTATCTTGGAACTGCTTTCAATGTAATCGCAGTTAGAGGTTTAAATGGTTCAAACAGAGTATTATGTACTCCAGCATCTAATCTTTATTTAGGTGTTGATATGGTGAATGATTATGAAACTTTTGAAGTATTCTATTTCCAAAGAGAAGATCAGGTTTATTTCAGATCTAAATGGAAACAAGGAGCTCAAATTGCTTTTCCAGAATTTGTAGTACTTTACAAAATCTAATTAAATTAAATTGAAAAGGTGGTGAGGTTTTGGAGAATTCCTCACCACTTATTCAAATAAAAAAATAACAAAACAAAATGAGTTGTGTAATATCATCAGGTTATAGTTTAGGTTGTAGGGACTCCGTGGCAGGTGTTGAATATATCGCCATATCTTCTTATAACTCAGCAACCACATATACATTAGGAACTGCATCAGTCATTACAGGTATATCACCAACAGCATCTTTCTTCAAATTCGAGCAATATACTGAACAAGCATCAGTGACTCAAGAAGGTCAGTTTAATAATGAAACTGGAACTACTCACTACGTTCAAACTGTCACTATTACATTAGAAAAAATGGATAGCGCAACAAGAGAACAATTCTTAGCTTTAACGCAAGCAAGAGTTAGAATAATCGCCAAGACACAAAATGGTAAATTCTTCTTACTTGGAAAAGTTAATGGTGGTAGAGCAAGTGCAGGATCATCTGGTCCAGGAAAAGCTTTTGGAGATTTAGCAGGTTTTACTTTAACTTTCGAGTTAAAAGAGCCAGAGCCAATGAATGAAGTTAATGGAACATATGCTTTAACAATTATTTCGTAATCTTTATATTCTTAATGGAAAAGGTTGGTATAAATATATCAACCTTTTTTTATTTTTATAAACAAAATCGAATAAAATATATTTAAAGTTAAGAAAAGTTGTTAAAAGTATGGTATTAATTCAGGAAAGTGGTACTTCAAGTGTAATTTATAGATTGAACAAGGTGTCTCAATATACTCAACCATACTTTATTTTTCAATTAAAGAATCAAAATTCTAATGTTTTAACAACTTTTACAGGTGATGACGTCTCACCGATTCCATTATCATATAATGAGTTTAAATTTGTTAATGGAGTAACGTTCTCGGCAACTCAGTCGAAGTTTAATCTTGACGCAGGTTTATATTTTTTAAGTATATTTGAGACACCTTTTCAATATGATTTAAATATAGGATCATCTTCCTTAATATATACAGGAGAATTAAAAATAGAAGGAGCAGTTATACCGAACACTATATATTATGATGGTGGTGATGATAATATAATTGTTTATTTTGAATAAATAAAATATAAATATGGATAATCAAGGATTAAATTTTAGAATAATAAATATAAATGAAAAGATAAACATACCAGAGTTTAGAGAAAGTGGTTATAAAGACTGGATTGAATATGGAATAGATAATCTTTTTCCTCAATTTTTAGTTGATGTTTATCATATGAAATCAATTACACATAAAACTATTATTAATAGAAAAGTTAAAATGATAGTTGGTGGTGGTTTTGAAAAATCTGATAATCCAGAAATTAATAATTTTATATCTAATAGATTTAATGATAATGATGATTTAAATGATGTATTAATAAAGGTGGCATATGATCTTGAAATACACGGAGGTTTTAGTTTGAATGTTAGATGGGATCAATTAGGTAATAAAATTTCAGAAATAAATCATATACCTTATGAAACTTTAAGAGTTAGTAAGAATAATGGTTCTAATGGATTACCTGATTATTATTGGCACTCAAATGATTGGTCGAATATAAGAAGATTTACACCTCGAAAAGCACAAGGATTTTCAACAAAGTATAAAGAAAACAAATCACAAATCTTATATAAGAGTGAGTTTATGCCAGGTGCAAGGATGTTTTATCCAATACCTATGTACTATTCATCTATAAATTGGATCCTGGCTGAGTGGGAGATCTCTAATTTCCATAGAGCAACTATTCAAAATGGATTTAATGCAGGATTTATTTTAAACTTCGCAACAGGAGTTCCAACTCCAGAAGAAATGGAGATAGCTTATAGAGAAATTAGAGAAAAATATACTGGTACTTGGAATGCTGGTAAGTTCATTTTAACATTTAGTAATGGTAAAGATGAGGCTCCACATTTGGAACCGATTCCATTGGCTGATACGGATGCGAGATATAAAGAATTAAACGATTTGATTAGACAGAATATATTTACAGCAAATGAGGTTACAACTCCTGATTTATTTGGTGTCTCAACTCCAGGACAACTTGGAACAAGAGATCAATTATTTGAAGGACTTGAAGTATTTCAAAGCGTTTATATAAATTATAAACAAAGATTGATTGAAAGAGAGTTCAACAGATTATTATCAGCAAGTGGTATAGTTGGTGAGTTAAAAATCAAAAAATATGAAATTGATTTACAAAAAATAGGACAATAATATGACATTTAGCGCTTTTATAACCACAAAATACATTAAAGATAATACTCCAGTGCTTGGATATGTTAATGATGATGAATTAAAGACGTTCATTAAACCAAGTCAGGACGTTTATATAGCAAGATTATTAGGAACGAACCTTTATGATACTTTAAAGAGTGGAGTAATAAACGGAAACTTAACAGCAGACCAAGATAATCTTTTAAGAGAATATATTCAACCAGCGCTTCAATACTGGGTAATCTATGATTATATTTTATGGAGTAATTATAAATTAACCAATAAGGCAGTCTCAAAACAAAGTAGTGATAATTCAACTCCATCTGATTTAAGAGAGGTTAATTATTTAAAAGACTCGATTAGAAATTGGGCTGAATACTATAATCAATTAACAACAAATTGGTTAAGAGATAATCCTAATCTTTTTCCTGAATACTTGGCGGGAGGTAGTGGATTTTCAAATAAATTTCCTAAATCAGATAACTATTTCTGGGGAATGTATATACCGAATCAAAGAGGAGCTCGTTGTCCAGCACCAGTTCAGTGGGAAACTTGGAGATTAGGTTGGGGTTGGTAAAAAAATTAAATATAGATATGAAATGGATTAAATATGTCATAGGCTCTCTTTTTGTTTTTTTATCGCCTATAAAACCACTTATATTCTTGGTTGGATTTATAGTAGTTTTAGATACTATATTTGGTATATTAAGAAGCAGGAAGCTCAAAATTAAATTTACAAGTAGAAGATTCTATGCTTTTTTTAAAAAGAGTTTAGTTTATCAATTATTGATTATAGCAACTTTTATATTAGATAAAAATCTAATCAATGAGTTTATGAATATGGTGATGGCAGTAGATTATTTAACAACCAAGATTATAACAGCAGCAATTTGTTTTAATGAAATAAAATCAATCGACGAGAATATAAAGATAGCCTTCAAGATAGATATATTAAAGTGGATCTTGGATTTGTTTAAATTTAGTAGGTCAGTTAAAGAAGGTATAAATGAGATAAAGGATTAACGGCTTTAAAAAATCCACCTTTTTAGAAAATCATATTTTTATATTTATAAATATAGTATGAAGTTTTTAGATGATTATCAAAAAAGAGAATGGTTAGGAAGAAGAGCTCTATTAGAGTTACAAAAACTTTATCCTAAAACCTTTAAATATGAGATAAACTTCACACCAGGAAGGTATGATGATTATGATGCTTACTTCACAATTTTTGATGAGAATGGTAGTTTTAAAAAAGCAATTTGGATTGAAATAAAAACCAGATATAAAACATATCCTGATTATTATTTAGAAAAGGAGAAATGGGATAGAATTGAAGATTATAGAAAAAGAAATTATATTGATAAAAAAGATGTTTTATATTTTTATCTATGTTTTTGTCCAGAAGGAACCTATATTTGGAATATAACAAATATGGAGAATGTTAAATGGACGAAAGAATATATGAATAAAAGTACTTCAAAGAGTAGAAAAGAAAAAGAGAATAAACCAGTAGTTTGTTTAAAGATTGAAGATTCAAAAAGTTTTAATTATACTTTAAATGAATTTAAGATAATAAAAGATTATGAAGATTCTAAAAAGAAACAAGAAATAAAAGAAGAAAAATTAACGAATGCGGAAAAAAATTCTAAACTTTTTTAGTTTTAGATTATATAAAGAATGTCTTTCTAATGTTAGAAACCCTTGGACACACCACACACACGCGGTCCAGGGGTTTTTTATTTTATAAAAAAAATAAAAATAATTTTTACTCACCATCAAAATTTCTAAAATTTCCCACATATAGTTATAAACTAATATATAATTTTTATATATAATATATATAAATAAAAAAGAAAGATAAATTATGAAAACAAAATTAAACAAAAAAGAAAGAGAAAGGTTAGAATTCTTAATAGAATTTACACAAATGTTAAAAACACCTTTAACAAATAAAGATGAAATAACTGAGAAAAATCTACAAAAAGCTAACCAAGAAATGAGAGAATTGAAACTAAAAGAGCTCGGAATATAATCCGATCTTTAAAAAATAAAAAACACACATTATGAGAACATTAGATTATGAAAAAAAGACAAGAGTTATTCAAAAGATTAATTCAATCCAACCGAAGTTTAGATATACAATCTATTATAGAGAGTTGGAGCAAATGAAAAAGAAGTACATCTATAAAGATATATCAGAAAACGATTTTAAACGTGATTTAAGAACGCTTAAACTAATAAACGATATATCTATTATAAACAAAAAATAATCAATTAAAAATGAGAACAAAAGAAGAAATAAAAGATTTAGTAAAATCATTATCAGAAGATGAAATTGATTTATTAACAAATGAATTAAGCCATAGAGTTATAATGCCTAATTATATGACAAAAAATGGATTCAAATGTATGTTAGAAGAATATGAATCATATAAAGATTTATATAAGAGATATGTTAGAGAAGAAAAAATAAATAATTTATTAGAAGATAGGAGCGAGCATAATATATTTGATAATATGTTTGATAATTTGGCAGATGAATTAGATAATGATCAGTATTTAAGTGAAACATTTCATAATGTAGTATATGAATTTTTTCATAGTGTAGAGGAATAAAAAATATATATATAAAGATATGAGTCAAATAAATATAAAGAAATGGATTAAAGACCATTTTAATTTACACGGAAATCAAAAGGTATATTTAACAGATTATAATACGTTTTGGATAACAATTGGTGATTGTAGTACAATGGAGATTCCATTTCCACAATCATTAATGAGGCAATTACTCATAGAGAGTATTCTAAAAAATAAATAAAAAATATGAACGATTATTATGAAAAGTATTTAAAAGGAAAAACCACTTCATTATTAGTTAAGAATGAAACTAAAGAAGAGTTAAATGAAATGAAGTATGATTTAAAAATTAAGTCAGTTGATGGATTGATTGATTTTTTAATTCAGTATTATAAAAAAGATCAAAAATCTCTATAAAAAATCCACCTTTTCGAAAAAACAATTATAGAAAAAATATATATACAATAAGAAACAAAATAACGGGCAATTTATATAACAAACATTAACGGCAATTAAACGGCAATTAGATTTAACAGGGGAGGTGAAAGCGATGTGGCCTTGTTATCTTATCATTACTACCACGGGGAGCTCACATAAAAGTAATAACTCTGGTATTTAAGTTAGGAGGAGTTGAGTGAGCGGAGGACCTAATACCTTCGATAAGTAGCTGACAAATGAATATACATAGGTGCTATATTCTGGACCGATGGGGAACACGGCAAGTGATTCAACTCAGAAGCGTTCGATAACTCACCTTGACTCAATAAAAAGAGCCGAGGAGGGTTATCGTATGCGAACCTCAAAAGAACTGGCAAATGAGCAGAAGCACTAGATTATCTAGATGCGAAAATTAAAAAATAAAGAAGTTTAAAACGACTCGTCCTGGTGACGAGTCTTTAAGTTTAAGGACATATATATCAAGAGAATCATAAAGATTAACTTAGTATCAAGTGGTATATCTCTCTCAAAGAGATAATGAAGATAACACTTTATTATATTATGGAAGATTTGAAAAAGATTCCGACTAATTTACACTTTTATAATATAATATATAATATATATGGAAAACGATAAATACTTAAATATAAGACCTACCTTCAACAGGAATAATCCTCATAACACCGAAATGATTACAAAAGAAAGATTATGGCAATGGGTTGATTCATTTCACCAAAGAACAGGATTTAAAGATGGTATTGAAAGATCAGAAAGAGAGAAAAACAGAAATGACTTTTAAATTTTAATATATAAATTATGAATAGAACAGTTAGAATAAACGGACAACATTATCAAAGATTTTGTAATTGTGGTGATTTAAAAGAAGATCCAACAAGATCTAAATGTGATAAATGCCGTCCAGAAATAAAATCAATTAAGATTGAAGGAAAATACCATAAAAAGTTTTGTAAGTGTGGTAAATTAAAAGAAACAATAACTTCAAAGAAGTGTAATGGATGTGCCCAGAATCAATTAAAATCAATAGATCCGAGATATTATAATAATGATAAGTTGATTAAATTTGTTGAAAAGATTAAAAGAAGAAATGGTATAGCATCATTAGAGGATATATTTGTAGATATGATAACGATTTATAATAGTTATGGTGATAGATCAATGGATACTTTATCAGTAGGAACACAATTAGGATTGATGTGGCAACAATTAAATGAAATCTATAACAAATTGATTGGAGAAGATGGTGAGGCTAAAACTTTTGATGAAGTTGAAGAAAAGAAAAGATACAGACAAGATTATTATCAAAGAAATAAAGATAGAATTAGAAAGTATCAAAATAATTATAATGATGAAAAGCGGCGAAAAGCGACTTTTGAGAACTAATATATACTAAAAAAAAGATAAAGATTATGAAATTAATGTTAGGAAATAATATAGAATCATTGAAACAATTACCAGATAACTCGGTAGATTCAGTAGTTACTGATCCACCTTATGGTTTAAGTTTTATGAATAAAAAATGGGACTATGATGTTCCATCAGTCCAATTCTGGAAAGAGGTTTATAGAGTTTTAAAACCAGGAGGACATATATTGAGTTTTGGTGGAACCAGAACATATCACAGAATGGTTGTAAATATAGAAGATGCTGGCTTTGAAATTAGAGACCAGATTATGTGGTTATATGGTAGTGGCTTTCCGAAAAGCCATAATATAGGTAAAGCAGTTGATAAGTTTGGTGGTAATAATTTATTATCCACTGAAATAGGAACTCAATTAAAAGAAGCCAGAACCAAAAGAGGTTTAACATTAAAAGCGGCTGATGAATTATTTTGTAATGGAACATCAAATTACAACTGGTTAGAAGGTAGAAGTGATGGACAGAGGATTCCGAATCAAGAATTATTTGATAAGATAGTTGTTGAATGGCCTGAATTAAAAGATATAAGAGATAAAGTTTTAGAGACAGAAAGAGAAATACTTGGAACTGAAATTACAAACAAAACAGTAATGAGTAAAATTGGTGAAGAAAATGAATCAGGTGAATATGTAAGAACAAAAGGTCAATCTGATTGGGAAGGTTGGGGAACCGCGCTCAAACCAGCAAATGAACCAATTTGTGTAGCAAGAAAACCTTTAAGTGAAAAATCAGTGGCTGAAAATGTTTTGAAATGGGGAACTGGTGGTATAAATGTTGATGGATGTAGAGTTGGATTTGATATGAGTGATAAAAACCCTGCGACTAATCCTTTATATAGATTCCAAAATAAAGATAAATATAAACAAGTAACAGATCACGGGCAAAGAGAAGGAGAAAATGTCGCTTTTACAAACTCATTAAATCCACCATCAACAGAAGGCAGATTCCCAGCCAACATCATATTAGAGTGTATATGTGATAATCGTGAAGGTAGTGAGTCTCACGAAAATCCGAATTGTCCTTGTTATTTATTAGATGAACAGAGTGGTGTAACTATATCAAAAGGACCTCTAAAATATGATTTAAATGAATCAACGAATCAAAATAACCAAACAAAATTGACAAAAAATATAAAAAGTGGAATTCATTTTACTGATAAAGGTGGTGCATCAAGATTCTTTTATCAAGCAAAAGTCTCAAAAGCAGAAAGAAATATGGGATTAGATGGATTTGAAGTAGAACACACCAATCCGAATTGTCCTTGTTATATATTAGATGAGCAGAGTGGATTTTTAAAAGGAGATAGTCCTAATAGAAAACCAAGAAAGGAAGGACATAGACAAGAATATGTTGGAACTGATAATAATGAAATTAGAAATATAGTTATTGAGCCAACAATTTTTGATAGTGGCGGTGCATCAAGATTCTTTTATCAAGCAAAAGTCTCAAAAGCAGAAAGAAATATGGGATTAGATGGATTTGAAGAGAAAGAAGTGTCAATACAACAACCACATAATTCTAAATCATTAGAGGAAAGATATGAAATGAAAACAAAGAACAACCATCCAACAGTCAAACCAGTTAATTTAATGGCATATCTATGTAGATTAGTAACACCACAAGGTGGAGTTGTTTTAGATCCTTTTATGGGTTCTGGATCAACTGGTATAGCAGCAAGATTGGAAGGATTTGATTTTATTGGGATGGAAATGGATTCGGACTATATGAAAATAGCAGAATCAAGAATAGAAAGTTTTGACAAATATAAAAAATTCCATAATAAAAACACTGACCTTAAAAATGGTAATACAAGAATGGCAAGTCGTAGTGATAATAGTAATTCAATCGGACTCGGTATATGTAAAAATAAGAAAAAATAATTTTAAAAACAATATATAGAATATGACAATAAGAGAAGAAATAGATGAGTTAATTCCTTTTTCAAAGAATATTCCTGATAACGAATTAATTGAAGTTTTAGAAAGGATTATAATGATGTGTGATGAAGAATGGATTGAAGATAATCAAAGGTTATTAAGTGGATTAAAGGCCGAAATGAGAGAAAAAAAGATTGATGAGATCTTAAAAAAATAAAGAAAGATTATGTTAAGTTATCCTCAAAACATTAAAATTAGTCAAGTAGTTGTTGATGAAGTTAATAATAAAGCCTTTTTAGATATAGGTGGAACTATAAATGAAGTACATCTTAATCCTGATGAAGTTGATTGTGGCTTAATAATTGATAAAATAGAAGATTTATCAAAGCAATCAGAAGAGTGTTGTGATTTACTAAATGATAAATTAGATAAGATTGATTATAAATTAAAACCAAAGGTTGTTGTAAAACCAGTTTATATTGATAGAGTTGTTTATAAACACATCTATACAATTGTTTATAAAACAGATTATGTAATCAGTTATAAGAATTGTAAGAAAGAAAATCCAAAACTAAATGATGAGATATTAATTCCTCAAAAATCAGTTATAAGAAAGATTGTAACACCACCAGTTTTAAATCCTTGTTTAATTTATGAAAATCTATTGAAAAAAGATATAGAAGAATCAAGAAAGAGATGGGAGAATGACAGGTATAAAAAGTATAAAAACTTTGGATGGATGATATGGCAATTATATTCAAATAGTAAAGAAATCTGGAAACCAAAATGTTGGGAAGAAACTTATAGAAAAGTAGTTT